GACCTTATAAGCCTTCTCGAATGGCCCTGCTGGACTCCATGACTCGTAACCGTCTTGATACTTCACATGATAGCCAGCATTTGACTTCTCGCTTTCGTTAGGTACTCTTCCCGCTTTAAGCAATCCTTTCTCAAAAGCTTCGCCCATTGTCATAGGTTCTGCTTCAATCTGTTTTGTTCCAATATATTTTTTCATCTTATTTTACGCTTACCTCTACAGCATTAGGTCTTGTTATTGTTAAAGTAAATTCCATCCAGCTATAACGTCCGACATTTCAGCCTCTCTCCCATTCTCAACCTTGCTCATCCCGGCCACGATCCGGATCATCTGCTCACGATCGTTGATGTTGATAGGATCATCAGCCGGGATACCGGCGTAATCGGATACGGCCTTAATGTAAGCGTCCGTATCATTCTCGTTTTCCGGCGCCCATCTTCCTATCATCTTGCGGATCGTGTCCAGCTTATAGTTCCGGTAATAGTTAGACAGGATCTTGAAGATCGCCCTGTAACCGTATGCCATCGTATTGAACTGCTTAAACGACTTGTCCTTGCTAGGTCGTATCTCGCCTTGAAAGAGATCACTATTGATCCGAATGTTTCCGGGGTTATTGTGCCTAAGTCCCCTAGGTAATTTTTCATTTGCCATATCTATAATTTTATTATTACATTTGTACACTTTGTTAACCTTGCTATCCTCACTTGAGAAAGACAGGAAGCTAAAGTTTTCTTGCTCCCCCTATCCATTTGGATTCGGGGAGCCTTCTTTATCGCAATCTTTATCCTCCTTATCCTCACTATTTATATTGTTCTCGATAGGAGGATTCCTATTGGTACATTTCAAATCTCTGCATTTAAGTACTTTGTATACCGCTATCTGGGTTGTAAGACGGTTATTCTCGTCACGAAAATGTCCCTGATCGTCGTATAGTTTATCTATAAGATTGCTCAAACCTTTCTTTTCCTCCTGACTTTTGATATACAATTCCTTCCATTGCTCACTCGCTTTCGTCTCATTCTCCAACTCGGCCGATTTCCTCTTTTGCGGAAACATCAGCACTGCTCCAAGACCACCTCCTCCAACAAAGGTTAATACGGCGGTTAACATCATCGTCCAATCCATTCTTCCGATCCTTTTTAATTAGTTATAAAACCATTATGCTCTCCTCCTCTCTCGCCGCCTCCCACTCGGCGAAATCGCTATCCACACGGTCTTTCAACGCCTTCCTCTCGTTAAGGAACGTCTTATAAGACTCCACGTATGACAAGTCCAGTATGCCTAGCTGGGCGGCGTTGTAGTCGTTCAGCTTCTTTTGCTCCACGTCCTTGTCCCATAGGGCGTTAATGCAGGCCTCCAATATCTTGTTGGCCGTCAACGTGGGCCATACCCTGACCTCGTTGTAACTATAGGAGATCACGGGGGCCATATCGTCACCCATCTCCCTTGTCTCCTCTATAATTTCCCACCGGTACAGGTAGGAACCGTCACCGTCCCGCTCTATTCTAGGCGGCATTGTGTCGCTCCATGATCGCTTCATAAAACTCTGGTTTTAAAATTTTCTTAGCTAAATGCTTGCTATCGCTATCATATATCCAGCCCAGCCAACCGGCTAGACCTGCCTTGTATTCCGTTAAGGATATATTCGGGACTTTATTCAATCTAGCCGCCGCACGACATAGATTTTGCTTAGTCCTCTTCCTTATCCGTATATGCTCCTTATAGAAAACGAACCCCACGAAATCTATACCACGGCCGCTTTTATCCGATCTTCTCTCAGCAATCTTAAATATCTGGTAATTCCCTTTCAGCTCCAACTTCAACACGGCCAATCTATCGATAAGCCACGGAAGTAATACGTTTCTCAAGAAACACTTATCATGATGGAAAAAAGTCATGTCATCCGCGTATCTGATATAATGCCTTATATCTATAATCTCCTTTATCTCGTGATCCAGATAGGCGAGATAAAGATTCGCAAGATATTGGCTAAGATAGTTCCCGATCGGAACGCCGGGAGCGGAATCGATGATCTCATCCAACAACATAAGCAAGCGATCGTCCTTGATCTTCTTCCGAGCGATGCCTTTCAACACCTCATGATCTATTGACGGATAGAATTTGCGGATATCAACCTTGAGGCAATAGACGGATTCACGATCGGACAAAGCCCGTCTTGTCCTCTTATACGCCTCCGTTATCCCTCTTCCCTTGATGCATGATGTCGTATCAGCCGTGAACACGGAAACCCATATAGGTTCCATGACGTTCATTATGGCATGATGCAATATCCTGTCCGGATAATAAGGGAGCTTGAAGATGATCCTTTCTTTTGGCTCATAGATGGTATCAGTCCGGTACTTGGAAGTCTTGAACGTGCCATCCAGCAGAGACTTTAGCAAACGGCTTAGATTACCTTCTTTGTCCTTGTCGAACAACCTTATACCGTATGAATCCTTCTTTCCCCTTCGGGCTTTCATGTCCGCAAGTATCAAGTTGTCCATATTCGCTATCTTATCAAATAAATCCCCTATTCTCTTCATTTTATTGTCATTAATTTGCTTTTTATCATAGGGAGTCTTCGGTTTCCCTACCAACACCCTTTATATGGGGAGACTTTTTTCGCCAAGAGGCGAGGCCACCATCCCTGTTTGTTCTCTAAATATCTTTTCCCCTCTCTAAAAGTATAGGCGTGAACCGATGTTACGATTCGCATCGGAAGGCGCATTATTCGTATTCACGTTAGCGAGGCCTGCATTCGACCTGTTGTCCGCATTACCGCCAACCAGCACCACCTAGGGATGATCGACCCTCATTCCGTCATTCGAGATAATACCTGTTCCCGGAGGCTCGCATCGTCACTTTCCTAGGGAACTTGTCCATCTCCTTTATCTTACCAAGAACGTACTTGATCTCTTGGGAGTTCGTAAAGAATTTCTTGGCATCACTATCCTTATCCTCTAGATTCTCCTTGATCATGACAAGCGCCCTGTCTTTCCCGAACTTGGTGGACACACCATCCATGTAATCAATTACCCAGAACGTGAGATTCGTCAACTTCTGTTGGGTGATCTCCGGACAATTAAAATGCCTTGAGTTCTTATCCCTTGGGATATTCAAGAACGACAAGCTGCCGTCATCTTTATTCTTTTCTTCTTCCATTTTTATCCTCATTAAACGTTATACAAAAAAATTCCCGACGTGAGACGTGCGGCTACGCCGACGTTTTACGAAATTCGGGGAAAAAGCAAAGGCGTGAACCGAAGTTACGATTCGCAGCGGAAGGCGCATCATGCGTATCCACGTAAGCGAGGCCCGCAGTCGACCCGTTGTCCGCAGTACCGCCAACCAGCACCACCTGCATGCGGTTAGCCGATGTGTAGGTGTAGTAGTAGTCGCACCAGTAGGTAGAACTACTACCGCCGATCTCCGTAGCTACGATATCACCATCCTCACCTAGGAGCATCTTCTTGGCATAACCATTGGTACGGCAGATGTTGCCTTTCTTGTTATAGCCTATGTAAGATGTATCGCTGAAGTTTGACGGGTCATCGGTAGTCCATAAGATAGACAATCCGGAATCACCCGTGGTGACTTGTATGTTGGCCCCATCGGTGTATTTCCAGATATGGCCGAACGGATTCTCTATACCACGATACCTGTTAGCCATCAATGTGGCATGAGTACCGCCGGAAGCGTTCTTCACCACATATGCCTTCTCTCCCGAGCCGTTCCCGAACTCGTTGGTATAGCCGCATGGGATAAGGGGATTCGCGTTATTGAAGTTAGTCCAATCCGCCATTTGCGTCGGTCCCGGACCTAGGCCACCTTGGGCGAAACCGTTAGCGTCCTTCTGGGCGTTGAAAGGCTTCTGGCTGTCCAGCGTGGCGTACTCGACGGCGAATAGCCAGAACAGGGTCTTGTGGGCGTTGTAGGTATACATTTCCCATCCGCTGCCTCTTTTCCTCGCGGCTTGCCGGAATTGGTCTCGGGTGAGGTTGGTGACTGGACAGCCTAGCAAGGAACGGTAGGTGCCGTCCCAGTCGGCGGTGTTGTCGCCACCTCTTCTATTTACGTTTGTGCTACCTACTCCATAGGCAGACAATAAAGTCATCGACGGCCTATCTATTCCTCCCTCGAAAGCACTCATATAACGTTTATTAATATAGGTATATCCGGGCATAGGAGTATCAGACATCATACATCCAAACTTAAGGCCTTTTATGTAGAAACGAATCCAAAACCTATCCATTTCTGCCATTATAGCCTCTAAAAGATAATCTATAGACATATCCTCTTGTGACCAAGAAGATGCTCCTAAATATTTTTTCACTCCCCCGCTATTATCTAACACGCACCCTCTTATCTTACTCTGCACCGGCAACTCCCGATGTAGTTGCATATTACCCACACGCTTCCCGTCCGGGCTTGACGATGCCATGTCCCACTCTACACCGTAGGCGTACCGCTCCTCTATATCAGGGATGTCCTCCCAAGCGGGGGTCCACTCGGTGGAGATGTCGCCGTACTCGAGCTTGATCTTGTGGATGGTAGAGATATCTGTAGGAGTACTCCCAAACGGATACATAAAAATAGCCAAATGCGTATTTGAAACTGCTGAGGATGAATCATGAGTATTCCAATTGAAAGTTATACTCGCCTTACCATCCACCGGAACCAGAAAAGGAATCGGAACACCAGCACCAGCACCGCCGCCAGAATTATATAAGGCAAACGAAGTGACATCTTCTCCTAACTCACCCCATATAGTAACAGTTACTTGTGCCCCTTCTGGTATCTGTTCCGCCAACCAATAGTTAGCGATATTGTAATTCGAGTTACTAACTTCCTTCCCCGATCCCAGCAACAGGTTCCTGCCGTACACGGGCAGCTTACGGTACTTGCCATCAGCCATCAGCGACTTATCCTTGTCCCCCTTGGTCTCCAGCGTTATCGACACGTCCGGATCGTCATTTTTTGCCTTGTCCGGCGTTATGGTTATCTGACCGCTAGACGGGGTGGAGGTGACAACGGGCTTTAACTTATCAACGTCCGTCCTTAGACCGGTGACCAGATTCCGGATATCCGTATCGTCGTAATGGTCACGCAAGTTAGGCGTGGTTATGGTTCCCTCCGCGGAGGTTATCTCCAAGACGTATTCCGTGTCCGTGTTAGTCTTTATCCTCACCTTGATGTCTTGCATCATCAATGGAAGCTCGGAGTAGGAATGGACACCGTCCGAGAACTTCATGTTTAAATTGCCGTTCGATAACCGCTCGAAAAGCCATAGCGACGGCGGGTATATGGTGCTGTCAGCCGTCCACTCGGCGGTGGACTGCTCTATCTGTTGGTATACGTAAGCTCCTCTCTTGCTCATGATAATATCCCTTTATCGATAATTGTTACTGATTCATTGTAGTAATTCGCCCCGGTCAAGTAGACGTTCCCCGGCAAGGCGGCTCCTGAAGACTCCTCCCATATGGCCTTACCCTCCACTATGTCGTGGAGCTTGTAGAACGTAACGTCTCCGGGAGACTCCCTTAGATAGACCTCACCGCCTATAGGGTAGCTCTTGGTCTCACTGCCCTCCTCGTAGGTCACGTCGTTAGCCCCCGGGACATGGTCGATCTCCCTTGTCTTGTATACGCCGGCCACCGCCCCGTCCTGTCCTTGCGGGATGGTAAGATCTAATTCTGCCAAAGGGACCCCTTCCTCGGTCTCTCCCTTCTCGGTTATCGTGGCTTGGGCCACCGTTCCCGGGAGACCGGTCGTCACCTTGCCGATCGATATCTTGGGAGAGAATCCTCTAGGGCCTCTCTGCAACACGAAGTTCATCCTGTATACGGGGTTGCCGGATGTGTCCGTGCCCCCGTCGGACAACGATACGGAAGGATACGTGCCCGCCGTTATGGTGCCTATGGAGAATTGCGGGGTCTTCCCGGTGAAGCCTCTCATGCCGGACACGTCCACGATGTAATCGTAGCCCGTGGATGTCCTCAGATACAGCTTGCCGGTATCCTCCTCCTCCACGCTGCCCGTGTTGATGATGACGAACTTCCCCTCCGGGACGTTAGACTTGTCCGCCTCCATAGCCGAGACGGACTTATAGACCTTATAGATCGTGAACGCCTCCGGTTTCAGTATCCTGTCCGTCTTGATATAGGCCCCGGTAGCGTAATCCCACGTGTAGACATGGAAGTCATCGCCGATATAGCCCGGGTGGTCAGACACCGACTTGGCGTTCTCAGCCGCCGTGTTCGCCTTCTCGGTTGCAGCGTCAGCCCTCTCCAAGGCGTGCCTCACGTCGTTCTCGAACTGGGTCTTCAAGGCGTTCACCTCGCTCACGATAGCGTCCATCCTCTCACGCACATCGGCGGCGGCTTCCGTGGCCGGCCTCTTCAAGTCGGCGAGCGGTATGAGGTTCTGCCACATCCCGTCCTCGTAACGCCACTGTATGTAATCTGCGGTGACCTGCAAGACGATCTGTTTCCCGTCAACGCCCCTCAACAAGGATATGGCCACACGCACGAGATCATAGGCCGATCCGGATTGCCTGAACACCGGCAAGGACGATATACCTTGCAGGCTATCGGCCTCCTCGTACTGCCCCGGGTCTTTCGATGTCGTCAGCAAGAGGTCGTTGACCGCCGACGCTATCTTCTGGATGTCCTCGGGGGTCACCTCAGTGCCCGATGATAGGATGATGCTTTCCATATTACTCCACCGCTTGACTGTTCAACATCTCGTAAGTGTCATTGAGGAACTGCGTGGCGACTGCCACGGCTTCCTCCTTGCTCGTTATCACGCCGGGCTTGTCCACCGACATGAAGAATTGCCCGTTACGCTCGTAGGCCAGAGATCCCACACGTACCCCGTCCTTGATAAAAGAGCCCGTTATCCGGTCTATCCGCTCATCGGTCTTGACCGAGGCGGAATACTGTATCTTGATACCGGCCACTTCCGAGTAGCCGTTTATTGTCCTTGTGTCGCTCGTTATCTCCATGGTCTTACACGTTTAAAAGTTCGAAGATCTGACCGAAAGCTCCGGCGGTCAACGTATTGTTGCAACATTCCTTTATCAACAGGGACTCCCTGTCGTTAATGTCCACATCGCTATTGGAGGCTTCAATCCGTTTCATTAGCTTGTAAGCCTCGAACTTATCGTCTATACTCATGTCTTTGCCTGACGAGTAAAGCCTAGCGCATACGATATCCTTGATGTTCTGGACTTTCCCGAACTCGTCCTTCATGTCTTCCCCCCTGAAGTCCTTTAGGGGCTTGTTGAAATTTACTTTCATGATTTACTGT